CCGTCTCCGTCAATGCTTAGCGTGGTTTTCTCGTCGTAGTCCATAGAGCTCCTGTTTGTGCAGGTAATGACCAAACAGCGTCATTAACCGTAAACGTCTTTAAATTATAACCTATCACGCCGGTGAAGCGTGAATTAGCAATAGTAGCACCTTTATTTGATTATATTTATTCTGCTTCTTCTATTTTCTTGCGTGCGGCTTCTAGCTGTTCAGCGCTGAAGATGTCTTCAATCGTGTAGTTGGTGTCAAATCTTTTGTTAAAACGATTGACTATCTCTTGCAGTTGATTGTCGCTGAAGCGAGGTTCGTCTCCTTTTTTGGCGGAGAACCCTGCTCCCTTGGCCTTTTTCGCTGCATCCAGCACGGTATCGATTCCGCTTTCTCCGGATATCTCTTTGCGCACGTCACGGCTGACTTTCCCAGGGGATGTCTTATTCAGGAAGTCGGCTAGAGCTTGGTACACAACGTATTTCTTTCTAGAAAGCTCTGTGTCTAGTCGAATGCCAGGGCCAGTCTTCTTTCCATCAGAACCAGTTTTCCCGCCCCAAATTGTTCCAGCGCTAGGAATGAGTCCAGTTTTTATCATTTGACTAATGTAGGCAATGGGGACGCCTTCATTTTCCCAACTCTTAACAGCTTCCGTGCTATTGAGTCCTACGTCTTCCATTCCAAAAGAGCCTTTTAGGCGCTCTTTCAGGGTCGCGGCCCACTCGTCTCTGCTTATTCCGAGATATCCAAGAAGGTTGGAAAGCTCAAAGTCCTTGCGAGAGGTTTTGTCTGCTTTTAGCTCTTCTGCTGTTACGTTTTCCTCAACAGCAGGGATGTCTACACCCTCAAACCCTTCAAGGTAATAGTCGGCTTCAACATCTGAGTCCCCAGCTACGGGGTCATCTTTGTCAAACATTCCGCCCGCCATAAACTTCGAAGCAGCACTTACCTCTCCGAGGTCTCTGTATTCCTCGGGGGTCATTGCTCGACTTTCGTCGGTATCCCACCAGAACGGATATGCGTCAGAGCCAAATGTTTCGACAATGAATCTGTCACGCATATTTGCTCTGCCGAGAACTTCTTCCATCTTTTCAGCATCAGTTAGCGCGCGCTCAACCTCTTCGCCGGCGTCGTCAATTTCTGTCACCTTATCGTTGGGGGTAACGGGAGAGAAAAGCTTCCAACCTGGGAAAGCTTCTTCTCGTCCTATTTCACCAATGAGGGTTCTCACTGCATCGTGGCTAATGCCAGCGTTAGGCTCGCCTAACTTCTTTGCATTTTCGCCGTCAAGACTCAGCATGTCAGCAAGCTCTTCTACCGATATTGGGCGAGACTGAGTCCAAGCGATGTCTCTTTGTCCAGAGAATTCACCATATCTCTCGACAACGGAATATTCGGTTGGGATTCTTATCGTGTCTCTGAGCTTGTCTACGGAAAGCATCCATGTAGCTGCAGATGGGTTTTCGTTTCTTTCGTTATCAAGAACGTTGCCAACAGAGATGTTTGGCTTTTTGCCAATTCTGTTTTTGACGTTGTTCATGCCCGTCTTGATTGAATCGCGGCGACCCATGCTGGTTTTCTGTGAGTCAGTATCTAGAACGATTCCTGTCTTTCTAAATTCATCCCAGACGTTCATTGCAAATCCAAGAGCTCTACGCAAACGAGGATTGTTTGCAGGGTTCGTTGGGTTTCCTTCACTGTCCTGTCCGCTTAACCTGAATCCTGCAATCATTCTTGGGCTTGGGCGACCTCCAGAGGTCTTTACACGGCCTGAACGAGATACTCGACGAGACGAGCGTCCGCCCGTTTGTCCGCTAGACAACCTTGATGCCGAGGCAGCAGACGCACGACCAGATGAAAGACCATCAAACTCCTCAAGCACTGCATCAAAGTCGTCAATATTGTCGTCTTCTTCGCCATCGTCCGTTGAGTCAAGAATTTCACTTTCATCTTCTTGGTCTATGACGTCGTCAATGTTTTCTTCACCTTCTGGCAATACCAGTTCTTCTTCGTCTTTCGGGATTTCGACATCGTCAATTTCTTCTGTTTCCCCAATGGAGTCGGGGATGACGATTTTTTCATTATCTTCTTCTGGAGGACTTCCGGCTGTGTTTCTTCCTTCATTGATTGCTTTGTACTTTTCAGGCAAAGAAATTTTTCCATCAGCAAAAGCGCCCTTATCAAGGTCTTCAGGCAAGTCGCCACGTTTTGCAGCGGCGGCCATTTCTTTTCTTTGGTTTTCGGTTACATTGTCGGCAAGGTAAATCTTGAATACCTGGCTACCTGGGTCAATCATTTCCTGAGCGCGAGTGAGGGCAACATATACAAGGTTTGTTTCCTCCATCCAGTTGATGGCCGACATTCCTCGCGGCTTCTCCGCAAAGACCTCCATGGGGTCCATGAAGTCTTCGGCTAGTTTTACAAAACGAGACTCGCGTCCCTTTGCCAACTGTGCTGTGGTTATTTCAACGTCTCCGCCAGTCGTTCTTGCGGCTTCACGCAAGGCATCTCCAAGCTGAGCAAGTATTTTTGAGTTTTCCTCAATAGAACCAGCATCAATTACAAAGCCGTCATACGACCTGTCTATTCTGTCCGCTCTGGCATGGGCGAGCTGTTCTCCTGGCTTAACTTTATCCGTTAGGCCGAGGCGTTCAATTGCCTTTTCCAAATCTCTTCTGTATCTTCCGTTTCCTTTTCTGGAAATTGGTTTTTCGGTTCCGTCTGCAAGAATTGTTGGGCGGCCAGTATCGGCTCCGTCTCCAGTTATAAATATTTTTCCAGTGGCTTTTCCGGGGGATTTTTCGCTTCCTCCAATTATTTCCAACTGAGCGTAAACTCCGTGTTTATCCTTATTGTCGCTAGGTGGAAGAATAAGGAATTTTTCTAGCTGATTATCTTGTCCTGCCCTAACGTTTTTCTTTACCGTTTTTGCATTTGCTGCGTTTTTCACTTGGTCAACGCTGACAGCAAATTTTGGCAAAGTTAATGTTTCACGTTCAGCAATGAGTGTTGGGGGTATTACTCTTAGCTTCGATTTGCCTTTGTCGTCAGTTTCTCTCTTGACGGCTCCATTTAGGAGAGTAAGAAGACCATTAACACCAAGCGCAGTGCTATTTGGGTCGTTTGGGTCTTTCTCCATAATGAGCTTGTACATTGTTCTTAGCTGCGTATACTGCGACTGATTGAGTTTGCGTGTTACTTCGCCTCTCGTCCACACCGGGCCAATGATTGACGAAGCAACAGGTCGACCGCCACGCTTTGTTTCATAATCTTTTCTTTGAGAGGGGCTGAGGAAAATGTATTTGAGATGCTCGGCGAACTCAATCATTTCTTTGTGTTTTTGGGCAGGAATAATAATTTCTGGCAAAACCGCCTTGCCGTCTTTGTCTTTTCCGGACGGAGAAGCAAGGAAAGCCATAAGGAAGGCCGATGCTTCTTTGATGATTTGACGATTGCTTCTTGTGAGAATCATTGTTGGCAGGTTGCCTTTTTTGATTTCTTCATCTGCATCGACGATTCTTCCAGCTTTTGGTGCTGCTAGTTCATCTCTCAGGGACAAAAGAGCTTTTGTTTGCTCTTCAAGAGGGAGGTCAACAATGTCAAGTTGCCTGTCAGGAGTTGAATAAGTTCTTTCGACGTGGAGAATCTTTTCACGTCTTTCTTCTGGCGAAAGCTCTGGAAGGTCCTTGAGAACTCTTACATCTTCCGGCAAAAGGTCGTCGAAGTTTTTATATACAGTATTTTGTGCCTCACCCTTGACGTGTTTCCATGGCGGTTGAGGAACGCCCTGGCTGGTGAGATATATGTTCTGCTTTGCCAAAACAAGGTTGCCCAAGTGGCCTACAACGTCTCCGTACCTGAAAGATTGTGTTATTTCAAGTTCATAGTCTGGCTCCATTGAGGCCAAAATGTTTTTTGCGTTGTTGAAAGCAAACACGCCTTGACGGTCGTCTCCAACAAGAATGATTGGAAGGTTTTCTCTGTTGCGCTTTAGGACTTCTTCAATGATTGGGTTTGAGTCTTGTCCTTCGTCCACAAAGAACGCACTTAGTGGTTTATCTTTTGTTGCATAAGGTTTGGCCAGTTTGGCCATGTGCGTCCCCTTATTTGCCTTACTAGGCTTGCTTACTGAAGAAACAACCCACTGAACACCGTCTATTTCATAGGTGTCACCTACGCCGTAAGTGTTCGGAATTGTTTTGTTTATAATTAGCGAAGTAGCTGAATGACCAATTAAGCCTGGGTCAGTTCTCAAATCTGGATTTGTCATCATCCACAGCTTTGGACCCATCTCTCTAGTGGGCAGCATGTTTGAATTTCTGTCTATTACCTCGTCGATTGCCCCTTGAAGCATGTCAACCCACTCTTGGGGGACTTCTTTTACTTCAAAATCAGCGTCTACTGGGCTTATTTCCCCAGTTTTAATTTTCTTTTTGCCTTTTTCGCTAGCATTTTGCTCTAGCTCAACTTCAGACAAAGTAAACATCTCTTTTGTGGCTTTTTCGTCAGCAGAGAGAGACCATCTTCTCATTGCCTTGTTGAACAAGTCTCCAAATTCATCGACGGTGACTTCTGCTCCGTTAGGGAGTCTAAAGCCTTCCATCTTGACTTCTTGTACTTGGTCCTTTTTGCCGCCCTTGACTTTTTCCTGTCTTGTAATGATTATCTTGTCTGCTCTATCGGCAAGTTTTAAAAATTCTTTCCAGTTAGAGCCGTCGTCAAGTCTTCTCCACCCAAGTTCTTCAAATCCAGGTTTTCTGCCAGAGAATGTTTCTGTTTTTCCGTCAAAAGTTGTTTCGGTGTAGTCGTGTGGAATTAATGGTGGAGCATCTGGGTCAGTTGCGGCAGCTGGATTCTTCTTTAAATTGGTTGTCTTTGAACCGTCACGAGACATCTTTGAAACAGAAAGTTTTCTTCTGAATTCTTTACCGTACTTCTCGTCTCCTTGACCAAGAGCGAGCGACCAATACCACATTTTTGATGTTGTTGCGACTCCCGTATTGCCAGGGAATTCGAGTTCTGCTTCTTGCTGATTTTTCTTTCCGAAAACGGCGTAGTACATGTCGCCAATTTCGTATTTCTTGGCAAGCTCTTTTACGGCGGCGTTCACTTCATCGACGCTCATCTTGTCAAAAGAAATACCATATCTATCAGTCAGGTATTTGAGGTGCTCTATTCTTGCTTCTCCAGAATCTGGAACGTCGAATTCACGTTCAAGAGCCCATGCAATGTTTTTAAGAGTAGTTGTTTTTCCGGTACCTGCACCAGCCAGAACACTCACGACGCGGGGGTCTTTGTTGCGAATGAGGTGCAGCGTCAGGTCCAGGATGTCTTTCTGTTCAGCGGTTGGTTCCACTTTAAGCTTGAATACACGGCGATAAGAAATAGACCTATCCCCACGTTTGACCTCGGGGACGCCTTTCTTACCCTCTACTCCGCGAATTGGGCCAGAATCTTTGCCGCTAGACAGACGTCCGTCAGCACCGATAACAGAGCCATCACGTCCGGTCTTTACGACATCGCCACGGAATTCTGTCGCCGTGATGAGTTTTTCGTCGTAAGAAAGTTCACCCTCTGGGTTTGGAATAAGTGATGGGTCAATATCTACTTCATCAATATCGTAGAGGTCCTCAATTGGTCCATAAATGGTGTTAGTTGGCGGAACCAATGGAGAATCGGCGTAGCCCATAATTCCTGGAACTTCGGTCCAAACATCTCGCTTGCCCTTGCGCTCGTCATCTGGAATTCCAGCGAGCCTTCTCATTGTTGCAGACTTGTTCAACAAGTAGTCGTTTGCCTGCTGTGCCTGAGTAAGCGCTCTGTGCAGTGCTGTTGGGTCTGTTTTTAGTTTCTCCATCCAGCCAGAAACATATATAGCGTGGTCTTCTCTAATTGTTGGAGTAATGCCCATTGAACCAAGAGCAAAAGCTGCGCCTATTTCAGCAATAAGTTCTTCAAAAGCATAGTTTTCATCCCCAAACCGCACAGCCATGTTGGCTTCTTTTCGGTTGAGACGAGATGGGTGCGCAGTCCAGTGAACAGTCTCATGCATGAGCGTTGCATAGTAAGAGGTTGAGTCATTGAACTGGGTGAACGCCGGCATATGGATAGCATCCGTAGATGGGCGATAGAAGGCGCTAGAACCGGACGTTTCTTTTATGGACGGTCCAATTTCCTTAATAACATCTTCCAGGTTCTGTAGGCGTTCCTCTTCAGATATCTGATTAACGTCTACACCCTTGTACATCTCTTCTGGTAGACCGAGAACGTCCGAAATGTTGTAAACAATTTCAACTTTGTATTTGCGCTCACTAAATGGTTTACCGTCAATATCAGTTTGCGTTACATCCATTGGAACAAGAACAGGCATCGGACGGGCGTCTTTTGAAATCTTGCCTTTGAGGCGTTTCCACTGAGAAGCTCCAGCCCATCTGTTGACCTCGTATCCTCTTGCCTTTGCTGTGAGCATGAGGGTCAACTGGTTTGAACCTTGATACACGCGTCCGGTTATTGGATTTCTTGCGTAATGCTCTGGGTCTCTCCATGGGAGAGTCCAGTTCTTTTTGTTCGGATTGTTGGCAATTTCCGAGAGCATCTCAATCATCTGTTGAGTCATGTTCGCGTAGAACTCTTTTAGCTCTGGTGACTCTTCTTCCAACATGTCACCACGCTCAAGAACTCGACCAGACGAAAGAATGTCACCTTCTTTGTACTTGTAAAGAGGGCCGTCAAATTTAAGTTTTTCTTTTTCCGAACGCTTGTTTTCTGGTTTATTTAGGTAGTCAAAATAGTCCGAAGGAAGTTTGCTTGATGTTTTGGGTCTTTTTTTCGGCTTTTTTTCTGGAGGAAGATTCCGAACTATTTCTTCCTTGCGAACTCTTAAAGGCTTTTTTTCGTTTTCCAGTTTTGCTACTTGCTCAGGAGAAGGTTTTGGATTATTGATAGAACCAGGACCATTTGGTGTTGGGTCATTTTGAATCAGGGGACGGCCCATCATGTACTCTTCGTCGCCAACCATTCCGTCTCTGTCTTTGTCGACAGCTGTAAATGGGTTGAATCGGCGAGCGCCTGGCGTAGTGAAGTTTATGTCTCGAATTCTGTTTCGACGTCGTTCGCCACCAATAGTGGGGCGGTCAATCATGCGGCTTCCTATGGCTCTACCGAGCCGATATCCGGCTTTTTCTTCTAAATCCTCACCTAAGGATTTTTTTTTTAGATTGTCAAGCGCAGTATCGATTGCTTCGATGAGCTCAAGAGACACTCCAGACTTAAAAACGATTCCATCTGGGTCAACAAATGTTTCTGCTCCATGGAATTCAAAGATGGGGTCAAGGGCTTGCTTTACCTTGAATGCGACCTCTGGCATTACTGGAAGGCAGTATGACTTTCCGTCGTACTCATCGCCGGGCATACCGAATTCTGAAATGTCCTTATACTTGCGGCGAGCGCGGCGGCTTCTGCCAATAGCGCCTCTCAGGCTTGTTACTGCAAGGTCATTGGGGAACTTGTATTCGATTTCGTGCAGGTAGTTTTCCTGGTCAATGTCCATTCCGTACTCTGCTGATTTGCGCACAACTATATTGCCGGTAACGACACCCTTTGGTATGACAGCGAATCTGCACTTACCTTCGGACTCTATTTCCATGTCTATAATCTTGCAGCTATTGCCACCTTGGAAGAATACGCAGTTTGCGCACTTGACGCCGATGTTTGCCACTTCATTTCTAGAGGCTGGGGTATATGCAGCCCATACTCCATCAGAGTCTTCGTTGAATTTTCCGTGTCTTTTTGTAATCTTCAACAAAGCGTCGCGAAGGTCAGTTTCTTCTTGGTCCAGATTTGTTGGGTCGAAAGGCTTTTGTCTTTCTGTGTTTTCTTCGTATCTAACAGCAGGAAGAGGAACCATTGTGATTCCGTTCTGACCGGGCTTAACAGCTATTGGCATCGACGGCATCTGTGATGGACGCACTATTCTTTGTGGCTGATTTGGTGGCATCGGCATGACAGGGGAAGACGTAGGGTGCATGCTTGGCGCCTCGAATTGACGAGGTGGCCCAAACATGAATTGGCCATTATTTCTTCCGTAATGGCACTTATAGCGCTTCACGCCTTCGGCTGAAGGCTTTGCAAAAGTAATCTCATCCTCGGTTATGTCCATCAATGAAACTTTTGAGCCCAACATGAGAGACAGTTGCTTTTCAAGCTCTTCTCTATCCAGCGGAGTCATGTCTTCCTCGTTCATTGAAGAAAGAGCCCCTGCTGGCATGTCGGACTTGACAGAGATTGTTCCTGTCAGCTGATTTGCCCCATGAAGAACTGGGCTTACTTCGTAGAGCTCAAGTTCAAAAATTACGTTTGCTTGAGATTTCTGGTCATACTGAGCACGGAGCGTCTTGTAGCCGATTGACCATTCCTGCTCTTCACCGAAGAAAGCTACGTTTGCAAACGCTTCTCTACCCTTTTCGGACTGAAGGTTGAACTGGACGCGAGCGAATAGGCCGCCAATTCCAGCCATCTTCATTTTTAGAGGTAGCCTGTTGTCGGTAGATGGGACTTCGTAAATCTCCAAAACCTTGCCGATGGGGTCGTTCCAGTTGTGTCCCCAAACAACGCGAGGCTTGCGACGCATGAGGCTCTTTGTGAAAGCCCCCGTGGAAACAATGTCGCCCACGGAGTCCTTGTTGCCGATTCCCGACACGAAGCACTCAACGATACCTTGAGCCTCATCTAGGTTTATTCCTGCACCTTTGGACTCAAACGAGCCTAGCGATGATGCTTTGTATTCGAGCGCGTCTGATGACATAGGGGAACAAACCTTCCTGTGGCGTAAGACCGATAATAACCAACATTTACGCGCTCTAGTGCAAGAATTGGCGTTTTATGTGATTGTATAAAGAAAAGATTTAAAGAAACTATGCTGTTTGAGCAAAGTTCCAGGCACCGCGGCATGCATTCTCGGCCATTTCACGCTGTTCCTTGGCCATGAAGTTTGTATACATATCAACCAAGCCTTCTCTAAATGTAGAGAATCTTTCATCTTCATCAACATGAGAGAAAGACTTAAGCATCAAAGAATTTACTTCAGCGAAGTTTTCTGAGTTTATGCTCTTTAAAGCGTTCATGTGAGACTCGACAGCCTTCATTACGTCTCTGGCAGGGATAGATTTTACTCTTATCCCAATTTTTGCCGAGCGTCCATGACGGTTCTCTAGTGAGTCGTTAATGATTGCGGAGATGACTGGCTTTATGTCTTCGTCCATCTGCCTGTTCCAGACATCGACGGACATAATTCCTTCTATATCCAGAGTTCCAGCCATCAGGCCCTTCTTGGCCTTGGCGCCGCCCACTTTTTCAAGAACTACTCTTTGTTGTCTTTCGATTACTCTCTCAAGTCCTCGCGACAATATTTCCGTCCACCGCTCAATTGCGGTTTCTGTTTTTTCCTCGTACGACAGAGATTTTGTTTCCATTGGCCCGTCGTTGGCACTAGCCATTGTTCCGGGAAGAGGTGGTATCGCTGCTTGTGGCGCCATGCCTGCTGCTTCCGGAGGGAGGGTTGTCTGAGCGACGTCAGCTGGTGCTCCGCCTGCCGAGGCCGCAAGAGCCCCCTGCATCGTATTCGGGTCGAGAGGGGCGTCAGTAGGCATTCCGGGCATCGGAGGCATTCCGGGCATCCCAGGGGGCATTCCGGGCATTCCAGGAGGCATTCCCGGTACTCCGCCTTGCACCTGAGCGGCGTTCTCTTCCATCTTCTTTTTCGTGTTAGCGATTGGAATGAGGTTCGGATTAGCCAAAAGCGAATCTGCAAGGTCTGCTTCCACTTCTTTGCGTGACGAACCTGTTCTGTACTCGTTCGCGCTAATCAAGCCGCCCTGGAATTCCTGCATCAAATACCGGTCCCTCTCTTGCTTGTAAAGCATGAGAATAGGCACTTCCGAGGTGTCAAAGTCAACATAGTTTTTATCGTCCAGCTCATCAAGCGCTCTGGCGATTGGCTCCAAATGAGGGAGCATTGTTTCCATCCAGAAAACTCTAATTTCTTCGGATGCATTGCTAAAAGTTCTACCAGCGGCATTGCCGATAACGGACTCTGGAACACCAAAGGATGAAAGAATTTCCTCTTTAGTTATTTGGCGCATCTGGATATATGCAGCGTCTCTTGGGTTCGCAGAGGTGTCAACAAAGTCAACTCCATCATCAGCGGCTATAACCGTTGTTTGACCTGTTTTGCCCAGATTGCCACGGAATCTACTGCGTAGTTCTTCTTTGTCGTCTTCGTCTATTTGGCCTCTAACAACCAAAAGACCGCCCGGACGTCCGTCATTAAGCAGGTAGTTTCTGTTGTAAAGCTTTGCCAGGTTTTCGATTTCAATAGCGACACCAGCGGCCTCTAAGGGGGTTAGAGACAAATATGGGTCTAAAGGGTGTGGCCGGCGAATCCAGCAGACATCCTCAGGCTTGAGTATCGTTTTTTGCCCGTAAGGCATAGTTACTTCGTAGCCGGAAACAAAGGTTTTGGGGTGAGGTATGGGAGCTGTCGACTGTGGAGGAAGCAGGTTTAAACCAATAATTCCGCCATCTCGGCCTCTGATTTTTTCAATAAAAACACCGCGAGTTCCAAGAAGCAACTGGGCAGACATTCTGTATCTAAAAACAAACGAGTTTTCAGCAATATTTGCTTTTGAGTTAAGAATTTCAAGCAATGAGGAGCGATTTGCTTCTCTGCCGGTGATTATTTCACCCTTATTGGAGTTGTCTTTCCTCAGGATGATGGGGAGTCTTGCCTGGTTTCCAGCAATCGCATCGATACAGCGGTTGACCCACGTAATCTTCGACATACCCTCTCGGTATGCCCGCTCAATGTCCCACGAGTCTCTATATGACTTGCCGACCAGTGACGGGTTTGTAGATACGGGGGCTCCGTAGCCAAGATTTTTAGCGGCGCTAGGTCCGACTGATTTGTTTTGAGACGAGTTCCAGCCCATTTTTTATCTACTCAAGCCCCAGCAAAAAGCCAAATATTCCAGAAGCGACACCAGCAACCACCCAACCGGCAGGCGGATATACCATTCCTGCTCCAATACTAGTACATAGTATAAAGGAAACCATTAAAATATATGCGAAAGAACCACGATTCATCTTGGCAGCAAGTCGCCGAGTGATATTCCGGGTTCGTGTTGTAACTTTATTGACAGAGCGAGACAATGTGCTCTTCTGCTTTTTTCTTGTCTTTGGGGAGGCCTGGGGCATATAACATACAGTAGCGCACAAATTGCCAATAAGTGCTAAAAACAAACCTATGACGAGAAATTTTTATGACTAAGAAACCCGACTGGAACGAGGTTCTTCAGTACCTGACTCCAAAAGAAACGCCTTTTTGCCCTGAAGAGCCGTCCATAAACCAGAAGGTTTTTCTGCGTACAAACTCCATAGAAGCTCTTTTTGGTGGAGCTGCTGGAGGAGGAAAGTCTTCAGCTCTTCTCATGGCCGCTTTGCAGTATGTAGACATTCCTGGGTACTCAGCCATCCTTTTCCGTAGAACTTACGCCGACCTATCGCTTCCTGGAGCACTCATGGACCGCTTTGTTTCGTGGATGTCCAACTACGACGACGTTCACTGGAACAGGAATACGTTCATCGCTACCTTCCCTTCTGGGGCAAGAATATCGTTTGGTTATCTAAACAATGCCAATGACTATCTTCGCTACAAAGGTTCAGAATTTCAGTTTATTGGCATGGACGAAGTTACGGAAATTCGCGAATCTGACTACAGATACCTCTTCTCTCGTCTCCGCCGTCCGGCCAATGGTCCCGTGGCTCAGATTCCGCTAAGAATGAGATGCGCTTCCAACCCTGCTCCAAACTGGGTTAGACAGAGATTTATTGTTGAAGGCAAAACCGAGGGAAGGATATTTGTGCCGTCCACGCTCAAGGATAACCCTGGAATCGACGCAGATTCATACCGTCAAGCCCTTTCGGCCCTAGACCCAATTGAAAGAAGGCGCCTGGAAGAAGGTGACTGGTGGATTACCACGTTAGGAAGCCTCTTTGATAGAACTTCTTTTGTAGTCATAGACGGCCACGAAATCCCACAAATATCGAATTCAGCGCAAGTTGTTAGATACTGGGACCTTGCAGCAACAGAGCCAACACAGGGTAATCCTGACCCCGACTGGACGGTCGGAACACTAATGATGTTTGATGCGGGAATCGCATACATTCTTGACGTGCGTAAAGTGCGCGCAAGGGGCGAAAAAGTTGAACAACTAATAGCCCAAACAGCAGCGGAAGATGGTCACGGCGTAGCAATTCGAATGGAGCAGGAACCGGGCTCTTCGGGAAAAGCTTTAGCAGACCAGTACGCGAGGTATGTTGTTCCCGGCTACGACTTTGGGGCCATGCGTCCAACCGGCGACAAGGTGACAAGAGCTAGACCGTTTGCCGCAGCTGCTGCCAACGGAAATGTCCGTCTAGTCAGGGCTCCATGGCTGAGCGATTGGCTTGACGAGTTCTCCTCTTTCCCTGAATCCGCAAACCACGACGACCAAGTTGACTCCGCAGTAGGAGCTTTTACATTTCTGACAGGATTAGGGTTGCCACAGCGAGGACGAGTCTCTATACTCATCTAGAACTAGCAACCTACAAAAAGGAAATACTAAATGTCCTTGGAAAAAATCAAAGAGCTACAGGCTCTGATTATGGACCTCGATACTGAAGTTTCTAACTTCATCAAATCAACACCATCACTAGAAGACGCCTGTGAGTCTTTGGCTGAATTTAACTTTCTAAAAAGAGACCTGTCTTCTGTTTATGACGTTTTCGCAAAGTCAGTTGCTGACTTAATGGATACCGTCGAAGAAGTTGCCCTTCCAGACGGCGCAACAATTGAAAAGAAGTCTTCTTACGACCGAAAGGGATGGAAGCACGCAGACCTCGGTATTGAGGTGGCACGCAAGCTTGCTCAGATGGCTGTCAATATGGACACCGGCGAAGTTGAGCGCTCTCCAGAAGAGATTGCTGCAGACATGCTTTCTTACTGTTCGCCCGCTTATTGGAAGATTAAGCCACTCAACGCAATCGGAATTAACCCTGACAACTTCTGTGAGGTTGGCGAGTTAAAGACCAGTATCATTGTCCGCAAATCAAAGAAGAACCAGTAAGAGGAAATCATGGATATTTCAGAAATTTACAAACAGCTCGCAGAGCCATTCCCCGTAGAGATGGAAAAGACGCTCGTTAAGAGTGGCGTCAGCCTCATCTATCTGCCAATTAGTGAGGTCATTGCTCGCCTAAACAAGGTACTTGGAGTAAACGCTTGGTCTTTTGAAATCATTTCAGTCAAGCGAGATGAAATTGACACGGACGAAATCATTGCTCACGTAAACCTCATCGCCACCATCGGGGAAGCCACCATCGTTAAGCATGGAATAGGCGGCCAGAGTGTTAAGCGCATGAAGAAAGACAATAAGCCTGTTGACCTTGGCAACGACTTTAAAGGTGCTGTATCTGACGCTCTCAAGAAGGCAGCACAGCAGTTTGGAATTGGTCTTTACCTTGCTCGTTCTGCTGATGCTCTCGATGCAGAAGACGCTTTGAGCGCCGGTCCATACGTTGAAGAACCTGTTTCAGAAAACGAAGAGCAGTGGAACTCTTTTGTTGAAATCACAAAGGGATTGAGCAAAGAGCAAAAAGAAGAACTCAACACATTTTGGGCTGGATATTCCAACGGGCGACCAAAGCCAACAAAATCAACAGCTACAAAAGAAGACCTTGATGCATTGATTATTGAGGGCCTTCGCCTTCAGTTCGGTGGAGGACGACTTTTAGAGGACAAAAATGACTGAGCAAGTATTAATTGCTCCGGAATTTCTTTCCCCCTCGTCAATCTCGACTTTTCGACAATGTCCTCTTAAGTTCAAGTACAGCAAGATTGATGGGCTAAGAGACTCTCCAACAGAAGCAACTGTTTTAGGAAACTTTGTACATGAGATTCTTGAAGCTATGTACAAGCTTCCATCGGAAATGAGAACACAACCGCAGGCAAAAGAACTTGCTCGCCAGCTCTGGGCAGACAAGTGGGAAGAAGAAGCCTCAAACTTAATTCATGGCGAGCGCGAGCTTAAAATGTTCAGATGGACAGCGTGGTGGTGTGTAGAGAATCTTTGGCTTATTGAAAATCCTCAAGAACTTTCTCCGTGGTCAATTGAAGACCATGTTGAGGGAGAAATTGGCGGAATCAAGCTTCACGGATACATCGACAGACTCATGTTTGATGGAACAGAAGCACGCGTATGTGACTACAAAACTGGTAAAACGCCAAAAAAACAATACGTCGACGACAAGTTTTTTCAGTTAATAATTTACACTCAACTTCTTAAAAGCATTGATGTAAACCCAGAACGTGTTTCCGTTGAGCTTCTTTTTCTTAAAGATGGCGTTCAGTTTGTCAAGGAAATTACTGAACAGGACATCAATAAGGTTGTTTCAGTTATTCAAGAAGTGCGGGCTGGAATAGAAAGCCGATGCATTAGTGGCGAATTTGAGCCAAACAAAACAATCCTGTGCAATTGGTGTGGATTTAAAAAATTCTGCCCTGCGTGGCAATAGTTCGAAAGGGAACTAAATGAAAATGAACGATGATACTTTTGCGCGCATGGTCGCAGAAGAAGTCAAAAACAAACTATCTCCTCTTCATAGGCAAGAGTTGATGAAGACAGAAAACTGGTCGAGATGGAAAGATGCTCTTCTGGCTTTGTCTGAAAACCTTCAAGACCAGATTGAGAACATTGAGGCAGATTCTGAGTCGGATGCAGAGCGATACTCATCGCTTGGAGGCTCTGGAGCAAAGCTCGTAAAAGAGTCTCGCATGCACTACGAAACAAAAGCTACTCGCATCAAGAGATTTAAGTTTCATGTTGACAAGCGCCTTGACGAGGTTGCTTTAATGATGGAAACAGGAGAGACAATCACCGAAGATGGATGGTCTCAAGTTGATTTTCTAAAGCGTGCGATTATTACACATCGGGCAATGCTTCGCGACTTTGACCTAGAAGACACCGCCATAGACCGCTCACTGTGGGATGCCCTTGATAACAAGTGGACATTTGACTCAGTAAACGGCGACAATCTCTAATTAGTGCTACGTTCTGTTTATGGAGCGAAAAAAGCCAATAAAAAGAACGCCCATTAAACGCGGAACAAAACCAATAGCCAAGCGAAGTAAAAAAACAGAGTCGGCTTATGTAGAGCGGCGTAAGCTTGTTGAACGCATCCTTTCTGAAAACCCTCTGTGTCAAGCATGTCCAGTTTTTGCCGAATATGACAACAAGTCAATTTATGTTCAGAATCAAAGCCATGATGTTCATGAACTAGTTCGTCGCTCACAAGGCGGTTCAATCCTTAAAGACGAAAACGTTATTGCAGTGTGTCGTCCGTGCCATACGAGGATTGGAAATTATCCAAAATTAGCATTTGATTTAGGACTAGCAAAACACGCGTGGGATGAGTAGTAGAATATAAATACCTTAGGACCGTTATAGGCGCAGGAGCAGGGTTGGGAAACTAGCCCTGCTCCTGCGTCTTTTGCTATAGTCTTGGCCTGTGAATATTCTTGGATTAGACCTATCTTTAACTTCTACCGGATATTCACTTCACGGCAATACTGGAATATTCTCCACAAAAGCCAAAGGCCCAGAGAGACTTTCTACGATAACCAAACTGGTATTACAGTTTTGCCTTGACAATGATGTTGAATGCGTTGTTGTTGAAGGGTACTCGTTTGCGTCACGAAACTCACAGGCCCACAGTATTGGAGAGCTTGGGGGCTGTATCCGTATGACTTTATGGGAATGCAAAATACCTTACATCGAGGTTCCTCCAACATCGAGAGCAAAGTTTGCAACAGGCAAGGGAAATGCTGGAAAAGGTGAAGTTATATCAGCCGTATCCTCACGAACTGGAACCGTCTTTTCTGGAGGAGGAGCAGACGATGAATGCGATGCATGGGTACTTGAACAAATGGGGATGACCAGAATAAATAAATCTCAATGGTCTTGGACGAAAGAGCAGTTATCCGCCTTAGACAAAGTAGACTGGGCACCACTTGACAGCATTATGAAAGGGTCATAGATGCGCAATGCACCAATTAGCCAGATAGACATCGAAAAAGAACTCCTAAGACTCATGGACATACTTGAACGCGAGACCGAGCAGTTTGAGACCCTGGCTCTTGACCATGCAAAAAAGGAAGCTCTTTACAAAACGAACTGGGCAAAAGAGTATCTTTCGGCAAAAGGTTCAATCAAAGAGCGCGAAGCTTGGGCTGACTACAAGATGGACCAGCAAAGTTTTGAATACAAATGTGCAGAAGCTCTTGTCAAATCAAAAAGAGAAAAACTATCATCTGTACGAACATCGATGGATGCCATAAGAACACTTAATGCAAATATTAGGGCCCAGGTATAAAATGCCAAACGGAATACATGAATCACTTCTGTCTCTAGCTGTTGACATCAACTCTCTTGAACCGCTTGAGGGCAACCCCCGCAAAGGAGACGTCGATGCAATCGTCTCTTCTTACGCTGAATTTGGTCAGATAAAACCGATTGTTGTTCGGCCAAACGGAGACGGAACGGCGACAGTAATTGCAGGAAATCACCAATTGCAGGCTGCAAAAAAGCTTGGCTGGGACAAGATTGCTGTTGTTCAATACGATGTCGACAACAGGCGCGCCATTGCCTTTGCTCTTGCCGACAATAGAACAATGGAGCTTGGTTACACCGAGCCAGAACTTCTTAACGACATGGTTATGGAGATTAATGAATTCTATCCAGAACTTGTTGAAGGGCTTGGCTGGGATGAATTTGAGATGGCCGAAATTGAACAACGCTCAATTCGCGACGACAATCAGGTAGTGGAGGCTGGAAGCGCCTATATTCCCCCTGTTGTTTCCGAAACAAGCGGTAATGGCTTTACTAGTGCACGCCTAGATTCTCCTCTTCAATATGAAGAACAAGATGAAGACGACGAGACATACGATGAACCGCAGCGCCCTTCTCCATCAATCGACATGAACACCGTTTCCATTACTAGAGACAGAGACGGAAATCAGCAGATAAATGTGAGAGAAGGGGTCGACCAAAATGACGCAGTCATTAGAGGCTCCACGACTGTTACCCCGGGTTCTGCGCCACAGGCTGTTGTCCAATATACGATTGTTTTTGACAACACTCAACAGCAGGCAAGATGGTACGAGTTCATTAAATGGCTCCGCACCGACCCTGCAGTTGCCGGAACGACAACAGCAGAAAAAATAATCGACTTCATCAACCAACACATCGAGATTTAATATGGAATTAGAACAAAAACTTAGATATCTATTGTCACGCGGCAAGATTTCAAAAGAAGACTGCGCTCAGGTGCTAAATCTTTTGGATACACGCATTTCGGAGGCAGGATATTGGAAGCAAGTTGCAGAAAATGCATTGAGCGAAAATAGTGAACTTAAAGCCGAAAATGCAAGACTGAGTCAGATTGCAAGATACTAAATGACAAGACAGCGTCTTTTTTTAGACATGTCCTGCGTTGATGCAGCCAGGCAAAGAATTCGTCATGTTTATGACACTTTCGATACCGTCTGTGTTCAGTTTTCCGGAGGAAAGGACAGTACCGCTGTTCTTCTTCTAGCGAAAGAAGTTCATGAAGAACGTGGGCTCGGACCAGTAAAAGTTATCTTTAGAGACGAAGAAATGGTCAGCCCTGCGACCATTAAGTACGTTGAACAAGTAAGAAACTATGACTGGGTTGACATGGAGTGGTATTGCCTTCCATATCCAGCTGAAGTATGGGTTCTTGGACACAGGCTTACAACAATTCTGTGGAGCCAGGAAAGGTTTGAACAGGACAGGTGGGTTAGGGATATGCCTCCTTGGGCTATCTCTGGAAACAATTTTGGCTTAACTCACAGCGTATCTCTTCCTGAACAAACTGACTATTACACGATGCAAGGAAAGAAGGGCACTGTTGCCTTCTTGACTGGGGTTAGAGCAAGTGAATCAATGGTTCGCTACCGTTCCGTAGTTCAAAAACTGCACGAGAATTACATCAACACCCCTTACAAGCTCAAAAGAGGGATACCTTTAAAGTTTGCAAAAGTTATTTACGACTGGAACACCAACGACGTATTTAAGTTTATTATCGAAGAACATGGTGCCGACTATTGCGAGTACTACGACCTGGCTTCTGCAACTGGCAGCAACACAAGAATCGGAATACCTCTTCATGCAACAGCGATTAGAAGGATTGGTGACGTAATCGCTACGGAACCAGAGTTCTATGACCGTCTATATGAGTGCTTCCCATACATTGACGCCCAAAGACGCTTATGGCCAGAATTCGACGTAGAAAAACTCATTGAGCAGTATGCAAGAGAAGGTTTTGATGGAGCATCGCGGTTTGTTGACGACTACCTTATTGGGGAAAGAAGACAAATGGAAGCTCGTGTTTATATCTCTAAATTTAGAAAAAAACATATTACCGACCCTCATGGATACCCAATCAGCTGGCTAGTGCGTAACCTCATGCTCAATGAAATAGACGTGAACTCACCGACGCCAGTTGGTCCGAAGACAAGGGCTTATACGATTAGGTCGATGGAGATAGAGGAATATCAAGATGAACAAAATTGAAATAGAATACGTTGACCCTTCGGTTCTTTCTGTTCCTGAATGGAAAGCAACATATACGCTCCGTCCTGAGATGCTAGTTATTTCTGCCTCTCTTTCTCAGTATGGTTTCATACAGCCAATCCATGTGCGCAAGTCCACTGGGGAGATAATTGACGGTTCAGAGAGATATCTTCTTGCCACAAATCTTCGTCAGATTCTTGACCACACAGCAGGTCTAATCCCTGTTGTTTACCACGACCTAGACGCAGTTGATGCCATGCTTCTCCATGTGCGCCTCAATAGAGGAACATCTCAGGTGGTGGCAGCGAAGCTGTCAAACATCGTTCGCCATGTAAAGCGTTCTGGAAAATATGGGTCTGGAATCTTTGAAGACGCTTTGTGCATGCGCAACGAGGAACTTTCGTTAATGCTTGATGGAAGTGTTTTTAAGGCAAGAAAGATAAAAGAACACAACTACGCTAGAGCCTGGGTTCCAATTGAGGCGCCTTCTGGAAGCACTGGTGAAAGCTTTTCAATTGAAAGACCTCCCAATCCTGACAGGTAGTTAAAGCTATTTTCTGGTATTCTTTTAAAAAAGACCCCAGAGGAGTCACGTATGCCCGGCGTTCGCTACGGTCCAGACATTGCAGATGACGCTGCATTCATTATGAACAATCTTGTCCAGATTAGAGACATGCGCAAAAAAGGTCAAAAAATCTCAAAGGCTGATGCTCTTAGGGAAACAAAGATGCTCAAACTTGCTAAAGACATCTTTGGAGTGAATCAAAAAGACATTGACAAAGGCCGTTTTGGTGACCTAGGCTCCTTGGCTCAGTATTCCGTTGCAGGAAGAAACCCTAAAGGAAAGCCATATAGTCGTGCGAAAATGGCTAAAAGCTGGCGAACTGGTAAAGTCATGAAAAGAAAACTTCGTGACGAGTATGTCATTAGAGGCGAGGGGCCAAAGGGTCGTCAGCTCGGGCCAGACACTTCTGACCCATTTGGTGGCGCAACATACCTGGGCCGTACTAAGACAAAAAGATTCGATGCTTTGGCTGCAAAGTCATATAGACGTGCCCGCAAAAATGGCGTGCAGGTAGGAAAAGCCAAGGTCAGGACATCTGATGCTGCTGGAATTGACTCTCTGAACATTGCGAGAACAGGAAAATTCCTTCCCGGAATTGATGGACCAAGAGGCTCTGCAAGAACAGGCTCAACAATCAGACCGCCGAAGGCAAAGTCTGCCGCAAGAGCATCTCAAAGAACTAGAGAAAGCAGCATCAAGGGTGCAGGAAAAGGAGCCGGCAACACCTCTTCAACTGGACCCAGCAAGCCAAAAACGCCTTCCAAGCCAGTCAGGGCAAAGAAGAAATAACCAACTAGTCAGCTAGGAGAGTTTCTTCGTGAACGCCTAGTTCTGGTTCTCCAGGAAGCTCTTCTACGACATCTTCAAAAAATGTCTGGTCTTCTTCTGCGTAGTCTTGCTGCAAGAGGAATTCCTTCACGCTCTTCGCTGGCTTAAAAGAAACGGTGTAGGTTCCGTCCTCTGCCACGTCTTTGACGTTCATGCCGCATGAAGCCATGGCTACGATGGCAATGTCCCACATTGTGCCCACGAAGTCATTGAGGACCCCGTCGTCCTCCAAGTTCTCTTCCTGCTCTTCAAAGAAGTAAAAAAGGACTTCTGTGATGTGGTTGAGAATGTCAACTGTTGCGTCTTTTTTTTGCTCTGGAGAGATTTTATTGCTCATTCAAGAACAGTACACCAGAGCCTTTTGGCGGTCAACGAACCCCTAACCGTATCAATTCTCTAGTAATGTTAAAATTTGGGGTCAGCAATTAACCCATATGTGGACCGGAGTTGAAATGATTGTCTCAGTAAACGAAGTTACGACATATATGGATATTAGATTATCCCCACGCCAAGAAGACGCAGCCGAGCTCGTTATCGCCGGCCTTCAGGGCGAGCTTGAGGCATTCCTCAACAGACCCATCGAGGTTCAGGAGTTTGTTGAACAGAAGAGACTTGAATCTAATCATGTCGGCGTCCCTATGGGAACATTCCTTACAGCCAACGACCACACCTACAACACGTCTTTTTCAAGTAGTCCAAGAAACGACATGACAACATGGGCGACTCCTCCTCCTGCTATTTATTTCAAAAACACCCCAATAATTGAAGTTTCGGAAGTTAGGGTTAAATCGCTCTTCAGTGATGAAAAAATCCTGACCGAAGAAACCGACTACATTGTTCGTCCCTACGGTATTGATTACTACTACGGATATGCGGACGACCTTTTGACCTTTACATATACAGCTGGACTAGATGGCGCTGCTATGCCTGTTTTTAGAATGCTCATTATTAGGGCAGCATCTAGAGAAATGCAGAACATGCATGATGACGTAGTTGGCGTAAAAGACCTAACCACCAGAAATGTTGGTCCACTAGTTACCGGATTTCTGGATACAGAACTTTCTACAATTAGAAAATACAGAAGAGTTAGAGTCTAAAAATAATGGCTCGTCAGGTTAAGTATTCGATTGTTGTCAATGTTAGGTCAGACGAGGCCTTCGACAGACTTGAAGCAATGGGCGACAGGGTTGACAATATGAGACCAGTTCTTAAATGGGGTGCAGAAAAGCTTGAGAGAGCTTTTTCGGAGAACTTCACGATGATGGGCCTGATGTCAGCCAGAGCGATGCTTAAAGGCGCCTGGGAGCCACTGGACCCTGTTTATGGGGCGTGGAAGGCTGTTAGGTTCCCGGGGGCTCCTATGCTCGTACAGTCGGGCGGCCTGTTTAGAAGTATCGAGAACATATCGGCTAACTCTGAAAGCAAAATGACAGACCAAACAGTGGTTTTGGCCGTAGACAGCAGCATTGCTAAATTTCATCAATACGGAACTCGACACATGCCGGCGAGACCCATTGTTTTCATCCCAAGAGACTTTGATAGGGAGATTGGCAAAAAGGCCGGTCAGTACGTCAAACACGGAAGCAGGCTTACATGAGCGACTTAATGAACGGTGCTCACTTTGCAAAAAAATATGTGAACGACTACCTTAAACAGGACATCCCTCTTCGTCTTATTCGATATAGAAACGGCTGGAATCTGGACAGTACAGACCTGCCAGACCCAGAAGAATACATCGCCTACGAACCTCAAGCCATAGACGCATGGCCAACAGTAATCACCGTTGCTGTCTCCATGAACGGTCTATCGAGAATTGGATTCGTTGAAGCAGACCCACTCTACAGAGTGTCTTACAGTATGAGAACTTACACATGGGTTCGTACTGAAGGAAACGCTGAAGCAACCGTCATGCGAGACAGATTGACAACAGTCGTGCGCTCGGCATTGCTTGATTATCCGTGCCTAAAGGCCTACGACGTTAGAACTAGTTTCCGCGCAATTATCGACGAGTCAAGCATTAGAGAAGATTACTCGGACATCACTCTTCTTAAGGGGGACCGAATGATGGCCGGTTCATATATTTCCTACACTCTTGACATTGATGAAGTCGTCACAAGAGAACCTATTGGTATTGTTCAGCAAATAGACATAGAAACAGTCTCTGTAGGAGCTGGCCAGGAAATTCCAGCACTGTGATAATTAGTGAAAGCTTTTGTTTTCAAGTTAAATACATAGTTGCACCAAATATTCCCTACCCCTCTGTACAATTGAGTCTCAAACGGGATTAGCCGTATCGCAACAACAGTGAGGTCGCATGCCTGGCGTAGTCATTTCAACTTCAGTTAGAACCGGCCCTTCAACTGCCACGGTTCGTGAATCATCACAGCTCTTTGTTGTGGGTCTCGCAGAGCGCGGACCTGCAGCTGAGCCAGTGGTCGTAGAAAGCCTTTCGGCTTTTGAGGATATTTTCGGCGGCTATCAGTCGTACGCGTATCTTCATCCAACATTGGAAACCTTCTTTGAAGAGGGCGGCACCCGCGCGATAGTTTCGCGTGTTGTTGGTGCTGCAGCCACCTCTGGTAGCTTGACCCTCAACTCTGCTAGTGCTGCCCCAGCCTTGACGCTGACAGCAAACGGCGCCGGTGCTTGGAGCAGCGACGTTAAAGCAGAAGTTACAGTTCCTTCAGCTGGCAAATTTAAGCTCAACCTTTATCTTGCAGATGCCGCCCTTCCTTTCTACACAACCGGCGTTGTCACCAGCACGGCACAAGCAGCAGGACGAGTAAACCTAAGCGCCATCGCTACAAGATACGTTACTGCAACGGTTGTGTCCTCCACGCTTCTTCCTATCGCCGTAGAAAAAACGGCACTTACTGCTGGAGCGGATGACCGTTTGGCTGTCGTAGTCGGAGATTACGTAACAGCTCTTGAGGCATTTGGTGATGCTCTCGGTACCGGCGCTGTTACTTGCCCAGAGAGTTCACACGACACCGTTCGTGATGGCCTTGTTGCTCACGCAAATGCATACAGCAGGGTAGCAATTCTTCACGCAGGAGAAACAGCATCCGCAGCTGACGTCAAGACATCAGCGCTAGAAGTGCAAGCACTTGACGGTGCAGAACATGCAGGAATGTACTACCCATGGGTTGAGGTTCCAACCGCCACCCCAGGTGTTACAAGATTCGTTCCTCCAGTCGGTTACGTTGCCGGCAAGCGAGCAGCTGCTCACAACCAGACCGGACCACATCTTCCTGCAGCAGGTCTTGTATCAGTGGCAAAGTTTGTTACTGGCGTCAAGACCGCAATCGATAAGACCGTCGGCGATGACCTCGATGACAACTTTGTAAACGCAATTAGATTGATTCAAAATTCAATTCGTATCTACGGTGCGCGTTCTTGCTCTTCCGATACTGACAACTTCCGCTACATTACCCAGCAGGACGTTGTAAACACAATCGTCACAGAGTGCTACCGCTCGATTGAGGATGTTGTTTTCAGCACGATAGACGGCCGCAACACAGTCTTCTCCAATATCGAATCACGACTGATATCGATTCTTTCCGTAATGCGCGGAATTGGCGCACTTTACCCAGCTTTTGACCTTTCCGGTCGCCAGCTGGACGATGGATACACGGTAAAGTGCGACACAACTCTCAATCCAACAGCACAACTAGCTACGGGCCTTGTAAAGGCAAAAGTCGGAGTGCGCGTCAGCAGTGTTGGTGACAAGATTGAGATTGACATCGTCAAGTCCAACCTAACCTCATCAGTGGTTTAATCGGAGGAATAACCAATGGCAAAAGTAGCTCAACGTCAAGTACTGGCAACAATTAACCCAAGTACGTTTACGGATAACGCAAGACAGCAAACCAATGTACAAGCAAACCTTCCAAGATGGCAAGGTTTCCGTTTTGCTCAGGTTTCTGGTGGAGAAATAACCGCATCTGTGGAAAAAATCTACGAAGGCGGCTCCCGTCGTCCGACAGTGCTTTGCGCCCCATCGGAAATAGGTGACATTACGCTCACCGCTCACTACGATGACGATATGGCAGAAGCCCTTACAGCAGCCGGAATCGGACAAAAGATAAAGGGTCTCCGTCGCTTTGTTGGAACCGCTTATTACAACATCACCGTTTCGGTTTATGACTGTGATATCCGTGACCCGACGAACGACCGTATCTATACAAACGCTCTTCTGGTCGGCCTTACCGAACCAGACGGTGACTCATCTTCGGGTGCACCAGCAACGTTTGCTCTTACATTCGCAATCTCCGACGTTGGACCAGTAATAGCCTAGTTGCAATAACAGGGGAAACCCTGTGCTAGGTTTATCGCATGAGCGATAACACCCTTTACACCCAAGACGACGCAGATGACTCGAAGGCCCCTAAAAAGGTTCGTGAGCAACTTTCACCAGCAGTGAAGGAAGAGACGCAGCTTGAAAGACTGCGCTCTATCATCACTAAGAAGGTGGAAAGAAACGTTGTCCATATTCCTGTCACAGAGCGTCCGGGCATCAGCATTAAGGTGAGCCCAAACATTACGCAGTCACAGATGAAGAACTGGCGCAAGAATGCCGGAGAAGATTCACGAAACGGCCTAGACGCAACAAAGTTTGCATGTCTTGTTATTGGCCATACAACAATCGGAATCTGCATTGATGATGAAGAGATTCTCGACGAGAACGGCAACAACATGACGTTCGGTCACCCTTTGATTCTCGACATGACGGAAACCACACGCCCTGTTCCCGATGCTGTCCGCGCCCTCTTTGGTGTTGACCCCCACGTTGAATCAGCAGCCCTTGCGATTCTTGACGCTGCTGGGTACTCAGACACGGTGGCAGCTGTGGACCCTACGAAGGAGTCTTCGACGAACTAGTCGAAGATTCCAAAATAAAGACTGCTGCACGAATAGCAGAAGCTTTTGGCTTAAATCCGTTAGACATACTAAACACGACGGATACTGACTGGATGATTATACTTGCCTGTGCTACAGTTATAACTAACGACCGCGAAGAGCAAGAGCGCAAGTCGAAGACTCAGGGCTAAACACCCCAAAGCTTGGCCGCCTTACACTCACGTGACTTAAAAATCACTCGGAGTAAGTCGATGGCAGACGAAACCGTCAACGTTAAAATTAAATTTAATGCGAACACGCGCGAGCTCAAGAGCGCGGTGGCGGAAATGTCTGCGCTCAAAAAGATGGAAAACCGCTTTTCTAGCGGGAGAAAAGTCGAACAGTACGCTGGAACAACTGCAAGTGCTCTAAAAAACGTAACCAGTGGGTGGAAAAGACATTTTGACCAGGTAGACGCCGGCGCAAAAATGATGGGAAAAATGCTCGGCGGTTTCTTGAAATTAGCCATCAAGGGTGTTGTTGTCGAAATGGCTCTATTGGGCGCAACGATGGTCGGTGTCCACGCTTTATTTGTCGCAGGGCAATACATTATGAAGGCGTACAAGGGGGCAATGGGTCTTGCAGCACAAGGTGCGGCATTTGCGACTGTGGCGTTAGCTGGGTTTTCTGCGGCCATAAGAGAACAACAAGCCGCTATGTATGCATACAGGGGCAAGGGAGCTCCAGCTTTTGGTTCAGCAATGAATCAGACACGCATGGCCATGCGAAACATGCAAAGTGATGCCGAGCTTGCATCCCTCGGTATAGAGGCCCTTAACAAAGCCTACGGAACAATGTCGAAGACAATGAATACCGTACAGCTCAACCAGAGTACTGGAGCAATTAAGGCTCTTATGGATTTTGGTTCAGCGGGTCAAGACCCAGCCAAAGGCTTAGAACAAGTTGCAGTTGTTATCTCCACGCTTAAAGATAAGAAAAAAGGAATTTCCGACGTTCTTACTGAAGCAAAAAAACTTGGTCCAGAAATGGAAAAAGCAGTCAAGGATGCGAACGTAAAGACAAAGAAGCAATTTGAAGAACTTCTTATGTCCGGAGACCTTGCAAAAAAGGGCGGAGTTACCGGACAGTTTGCTGCAGTAAATAGCACCCTAATGTCGCAACTAAAAGGGTACATGACTCAGCTACGTGGAGCATTTGCAGATGTTGGTGACTATTTCCTCGAGCCCTTAAAAAAATCTTTTGCAGAAGTTTTTGATGTCATTAAAAGAGACATGCAAAGAATTCTCGGCACAGTTCAGTACACAATGGGCAGCGAAGGCTACTTTGACGGTGTAGCAAGCGTTGTAGAAAAGGTCAGCAACTGGATGGTTAAGACCATTCGGGAATATCTCCCTGCTGCTCAAGGTGCTTTTGGAAGAATGGGCGACTGGTTCATAAACTTTAAAAGAGGCTGGAACGAGGTTCTTGACCAAACACGACCGCTAATAGACGGCGCAAAAGTTATCTACAAAGCATGGGACCCCATATGGGGGGCAATCAAAAGAGGGGCATCCAACCTAACGTTGTTTCGCGCGCTGCTTATAGACAACCAAGATGACATGGCTGAATTCGGCGAAAGAATAGCCGGGTTTATCGACAAGCTTTCAGAATTTTTTGGTGGAATGAAAAGAATGTTCGCCGATATGGCTCCATTTATTAATGACATGATAAGTGGCTTGACTGGCGTCTTTGGTTTGATTTCAAAAGTGATGACACCGTTTGCCGGTGGTGGCTTAGCTACCGCGCTTGCTCCCCTTATGGCTTTTAATGTTGCGAGCAAAAAACTATCGAGCGTTAAGGGTGGATTCCTTCCAGGGATGACCGGAGAAGGTTTTAACACCAAAAACATGACCGTTAATGCGGGAAATGTCGTCATCGGAGGTGCAGGACCTACCGGACCTGGCGGCGGTGGCGGTGGCGGCGGAGAGGCGGGCCGCCTAGCTTCAGGAGCAGCGGCAGCAACTGACGCAGGATTGAAGTTCAAAACAACTGGAGGTTCAATTTCCAAAACTACTGATGCACAAACCTACGCTAATAATCTGCAAAATAGAACTCAATCAATGGAAGACCTCCAAAACACTGGAAGAAACTCATTCCTTTACAGCGTAAGACGCGGTAGTCAAATCCAGGTTCAAGACAGCAACCTTGAAGAACGACGTGCTAGAAGGTTTGACGAAAAACTTGCAACAGGCAGAGGCTTGGCTTATGCGTTGGTGAATCAGGGAACCAAAGGTGGGCCGTATGCCGATAACCCAGACGTTCATGCGATGCGGGTTCTCCAAGGAAAATCAAGAGCCGACTTAGCAAATCAAGCAACATTTACAGGGATGGGTGACCAGATAACCCAGAACATGAGTCGCGCTCAATTGATTCAGCTTGTTCAGTCTTCTCCAATGTATAGAGCGGAGGATTACAAAGACGAAAGCGTACGACCTTCAATCGGAGAAGGTGCAAGAAATACCGCCAAGAACCTAAGAAGAGGGGCGCGAGCTGGGGCTGACAGAGCTCAATATGGAGCAAGAAGGCTTGTTGGTGCAGGTCGTGGCGCGATGGCATACCTCAACTCCGGAGCCTGGGACCCAGAAAAAGGCCAGTACAACAACCTTAAGGAAATAAGGGACCAGATTGACGCAAAATATCAGCAAGAAATCGACCCTCGAACCGGCAGAGATACAAGAATGGGAAGGCTCAGTGCCAGATTAAGTAGAGCTTCAGCTCTAAACAGAGTTAGTAGAAACTATTCAAAAGCAGGAAACGCTTATAACAATAGATTTGCAAAGAGCACAGGTGGACGCATGGGTGCCGGTATGGCATTGGGCGTGGCAAGCCAATACGCCCCAGAAGAAATGCGTGGAGCAATGGCACTGGGTGGTATGGCTGCTCAGATTGACCCCCGCCTTGGTATTGCGGTAGCAGGAATCGGTGGAGCCCTAACTGCTCGTGGAGCCGGCAAGGGGGCCCTCTCGGGTGCTGCCGGTGGAGCAGCAATTGGAGGAATGCTTGGACCTTACGGAGCGGCTATTGGCGCTGGAGTCGGTGCATTAGTTGGCGCAATATCGGGAGCCGTTAACGCAGGTAAGTACAAACTAAAACTTGCTCAAGAAGCAGCAAAGTCGAGCCTTGCTTCGATGTATGCAGGTGTACTTAGCTCAGCTCAAAGCCAGCTTCAAAAAAATGCCGAAAAAGCACAAAAGGGTGAAAAACTAACCGGTCCTGCCGCTTTTATGGCTGTAAATAAAAAGATGTATACGTCTTTAAATGCACAAAGAGCCGAGCTCGAAGGAATAATAGCAAAAACTGGCGGAAAAACAAAAAACCAAGAACTGCGTTATGGAGAGACAAAAGTTTCCGACATTTATGACGAAGACGAATATAAAGACCCTAAAGCAATATTAAACGAGTACTTTAAGACATCGGCTGGAAAAAAACTAACAGAAACACAAAGAGAAGAAATGCTTGCCAAACCGGTGGGAGCAATAAGAGCACTACAGCAGGGCACGGATGTTAATGTTACAAAAAACTTGGAAAAATTTGAAAAAATAAATCAAAAAAGACTTGAACAGCTATCAAAAGACACCGGCAAAAGTGCAGCAGAGCTTGAATTAATCGCAGCAGAAACCGGTATTGACCTTTATGACGTAACAAAAGACTATGGCGACATAATGAAGGAATTTACTGGCAATCTGATTAAAAACAAAGACCAGCTAAATGCTGCTCTTACAGACGTGTTTTTAGCTGGAGCAAATCCGTTCAAAAAAGAACGAGAAGCAGGTGAAGCTGCAGTTGCACTTAACAGTATTGGTGCAAAAATAAGCGACATAGGAAGGGGTAAAGGAACCAAGAAAGAGAAGACCAAGTCAATAAACGCCCAGATGGAGCAGTTAATACCATCTCTACTTGCAGCTGCCGGTGGAGACAGTATGAAGGCTTTCGAGGCCTACACAAGACTGTTTGGTGACGGTGTTACGCCCGGCACTGCATTTGGTGAAGGGCAACAGTTTGAAGGAATGGAACAATACTTCGATGCAGACAACGAAGCGTTCCAACAATCAATGGAAATGATAACCGGCGGCGTTAGCGGTGAATTGGGAACACAAATTCGTTCACGTCTTTCAGGTGAAAGCGGGCGCACCATTGACTCGGAGCTATTTACTGCAGCAATGGGAAATCTAACTCCAGCACAGCTTTCTAGAGTAAATGCCGACCTGGCTCGTATGGACGAAGACAGCATTGTCAAAGCAGGTCAACTGCTACCCGATGGAACAACAGCCACACGGGATACAGAAACAAATCAAATGAAGAGAATTCTGTACGGCACTGATGGTGAACGTAAACTAAGCCCAGCACAACAGTTAAAGGCATTCGAAAAACATTACGGACTAAAAGGCTTCCAAATAGAGCAGACAGACACCGCGGCACTTAACGCCATTGCGAGCATGACGGAAGAACAAAAAAAGGCGACAGTTGGACTTACCGAAGCTATAACTTTATTTAATACAAACGCTAGTAATTTTATGAGTACCCAGCTTGGTGGCACTGACGGTCCAGCTTGGTGGAATAAGGGGCTTGCCGTTCAGAAAGACAAAAATGGCAATCTCACTCTGAAGCCACCCAAGAGTTCGGGCGGTAGCGAATCGCCAGACACATCAACCCCCCGTGCCGGAAACATTGGTGACACAACGACAAGCAAGCTTTCTCAGACGATGGGTCGCCATGCGGCGATGGACGGACAGCTAACAGGCAAACGTACTGTCACATCTTCTTTGCGCGACTACGCACTTGGCTCCATAAACTCTGACCACACAACCGGCTCCGCATACGACCTAACCGGTCAGAATCTTGGAATGTACGCGCGAATGGTTCACGCCAATGGTGGGTTTGCGGAGTTCCACGGAACACTGGGAGACAGACATCTTCATGTTGTTCCAGGTCCAGGAGCAATGGGGGACGCAGCTTCTCCTCGTTCAACAGGCCCTACCCTTACCGCTCCTGCACCGAGCGGCGGCGTTACGAACTATTATTCGTTTGAAATATCAGGAGGAGACTCCGAGGCTATTGCAAACAAGGTTATGGAAAAAATACGACAAGCAGAACGCAATTCGCGGGAGCGTGCATAATGGCTTACGGCGATATAACCCTATTCACTACCGGATACACAGCAACGGATGCTGGCAGCAAAAGAAAAAACTATCCGATAAAAAAGAAATACAAACAAATAGATAGCTCAAGAGTTCCGACATTTCCTACCTCGTATCAACAATACGGAACAAGCTCTTACTGGTTTCCTTTCCAGGCTGTTGAGCAAAACGACGACAATCATATAGTTTATGTTGCCGGCGATGAGTATGCATGGGATGACACCCTCGAAAGACGACCTCCAGCCTTACAATTCGCCGACCCAAATATCAGAAAATACCAGGACTACCCGTATCTTCACAGGATTGTCTACGCAAACGACGTGTATGTTTCTACCAATTATTACTTTAACTGGACAGACACAGAGTTTAATCAAAACAACAATCCATACACGTCCAACCGCATCCGCAAATGGAAAAAACTAACAGACGTAAACGCTGTGTGGGTTCAGTACTGGTATCACCCATTGCTTAGAAGATTTTACGTTCTTGCAGACATTGATGAAATTCAAGAACTTCCTAATTTTGACGAGGTAGACCAAACAAGATGGGGCTCATTTACTGGAGATGCTCTCAACCTAAACATAGAAAGCTTTACGCTCGCTCAAATTCGTGAACTTATATCAACTGGGTCGAGTTCATCTGCGGCAGAGGCAGTGGTGACTGCCGCGGAAACAAGGACCAGGAGACAGATTCAAGACGCAGCCGACATTGCCGTACAAGCAGCCATAAATGCCAGTGGGCCGCCGAGGGTTGTGACTATTTCAAGAGCAACTGGTGTAGCCACGGAAAACAACGACGTTTTAGATTCTCAACCATCTCTTCCACAGATGTATCAAAGAAAATTTAACCCGGTAACAGGAGCCAAAGACCTTGTTGACAGGTTTTATTTTCATATACGTCCGAACAAAATTAACTATTCAGAAATAGGCGCAAACTGGGTCCCGATTGAAAGAGTCAATAACTTTCCATTAATCGATTACAAAAACCCCAAGTTAATGAAAATTTCGTTTGAGTTTGTAGTTGAAAAACAAAGTAGTGGAATATCTTCCATATATGAATCGTGCGAAGACGAGCTATTGCTTCTGAGAAGAATGGCAACAAACGCAGAAAGAGTTAGTTTTACAAATTTTGACTCGTTATTTGCCGAAGCAATAGCAACAACTCAGTATCCATCTACTGCGCATGAATTTGCAATTGTAGACATGACTGTCAGTTCTGTAGTTCGAACGCAAGCTGGTGGTAGTACAACAAATGTTTCCGTTCAAGGACAAATAAGTCGTGCGACCGTAAACATGACAGTCCAAGAAGTCAGAGTTACTCCTGCGGAAATTATATTTATGCCAAAAATTGGGAGAGATAAAATAATTCCTGGTGGCGGTGGCGGTGGCGACAAGGGAGACAAGACAAGATGCAAGATTGATGCAACTCTCAGTGACTTGCTTATGTATACAGTAGATACATGCGTTTCGGGTAGCTAGATAATGGCCAGCGTTTTTAATCCAGACACAACAAACGACTCCACGCTGTACAAGGGGCCGTTTAAAAGAAAACTTTTTATTGCATCAACGCCAGCACAAGGCGGAGCACGCTTTGACATAACAGATTATGTAACAAAAGTTAGCGTTAACTATACGATGAATGAAGCTTCCGAAATTTCTTTCGACATAGTCGACCAAAACCTTTCAATGTCTGCGTACAACTACTTTGTTTTGGGTCGAGACATTATATACGAAACGCAAACAATTGGTTCTGTTAATTCGTATACCGGAGAAATAAAGCTAGTACGTCAACTTTTCGAAATAGCTCAAGTTAACGTAACTCAGGGAGGTGGGGGAAGCGTCACGTATTCTGTTAAATGCTGGACAAAAGCAATACAGCAGATGAAGCGAGATAGAGAACCAAAAAACATAAAAGGTAACGGAAGCGCTTTTGTAAAAGCTGCCGCAATCAAGTACGGTCTACAGTTTTATTGTGAAGAAACAACTAAGAAAAAAACCATAAACACGGCCGGAGGCTCAAAGCAAGCAGAGTCTGTTTGGCAAGTAATGGAAAACCTAGCCAAAGATGCAAAATTTCTTCTTTTCGAAGTTGACGGTGTTCTTGTTTTTGCTTCAGAAAAATTTCTTTTTAAAAAATGGGGAACAGATGTCAGGTACAGCGAAAAAACAACAATAAATCCTAAAACTAAAGAGAAAAGGAAAAAGAAAGTACCAAACCGTTTTATTCCTCTTCAATTCCCAAATAGTGGAACAGGGTATATTGGAACTCCCGGATATTTCGAGTTGATGGAACATCCATCAATAACCAAATCCGCAAACGACCCATATGCAGCAGATGGTTCATGCTCTGTTGACAGAAGGAATGGAACACAGATACGTCCAGGAATGACGGCGTACGTAGGAAGAATTCCGAACATGTCCGGCTATTACATAGTTGAGAGCGTTTCCTTTAATGAGATGACCCCAGACCCAGTTGCCGTATCTTTTAGAACACTTACTCGCGATGAAGAAAAAGACAAGATACGAGACCTTGCTCTTGGAAAAACTTTCCAGCAAACAACAATAGGGGAGTCTGCTTTTGTTACAACAATACAAGCTGCCAAAGACAGAAAAGGCCTAATAGTTACAAAGGCCAAACCAGACACACGAATACTTCCACCGAATGAACCAACATCGGCATCTCCCTACATATATCCAATAATGCCCCGAGCAAACGTTACAAGGACATATGGAATGTTTTATGTGGGCAAAAACGGCAAGACGATATTCAGCACCAACGACCCTGACAGCCTTATTATTAAAGGAAATATTGACCTCTGGAATAGACCAATATTGCCATATACGAATAAAGCTGGAACAAAAGTTCTTGGCTATCACACCCTCTATTCGATAACAACAGTTGAGCAGGCTGGTTCCGAATATAGAGCCATAATATTACCAACTATTTACACACAGAACGGGGTAGCGGTAGAAAAAACGGAAGCTGAAATTCTTGCAAAATATGCTGCTGCAGGTGGGTATCAAGGAACAGCCAAGCATCTTGGGGTTCTACGCGGTGCAACAAAAGCCGATGCAATCATGAATGCCAATGACTATGCGTATCTTTTAAGCTATCAATCTGCAAATCTCACCGAAAAGCGCATCCCTGGATTTTCCCTTGAAACCTTGGTTAACACCCCTGGTGGAAGCGATAGTGTCTGGACGTAGTAAAATGTTTATATTTTATTGGAGCAAATAGGTAATCATGCGGCCGAACATAATCAACAGAGAGAAGTCTTCGTCGCATCCGCTCGCCCCTGGTCGGTTTTACATAGGCAGGGTGACTTCTGTTTCTGATTCCGGGCAAATTAACGTAACCTTGCCCGACCTTGAAACAAGACATGGGCCATTATTTCCAGTAAACGCTCTATCTCCAAGCCAGTATTCTGTTGGGGACCCCGTTGTATGTACTTTTACTAATGAATTCTTTACGGAACTCATAGTTCTTGGCTCAATGAGGGTCAAGCCGGAGACAACAGGAACCTCTGAGCTAATCGCCAGGATATCGGAACTTGAAGAAAAAGTACAAGCATTGGAGCTCGGCATATGGACATGATTAAATTCCCTATTGAGTTCGACTCTACAGGCTTGCGCAAACTTCGGTCAAATAGTTACGACTACTTTTCTCAGCTCTTGTCTGTATGCCTGCTCACGGAACCAGGAATTCATCCGTTTACGCCCAATTTTGGAGCAAATGACCCAGCTTTTAGAAACATAGAAAAGAGTGTTTTTATTATGAACGCTGCACAGTTTATTCCGGAAGTTGAAGTGACAAACATAGATATCTCAAGTCCAGACCTGAATTCAGGAGCAACACGTGTTTCTGTTTCTTTCAACATTAAAACGGCGGAAGGATAAAAAATGCCAGCAGATTTTTCAGAATACGTAAATTTAGAGGTTTTTAACAAGGAACCTGGCGATATTTATCGTGACTCTATAGAGCTAGCCAGACTAAGTCTTCCAGAGTTTAACTTGCGCATAGGAACTCCAGAAGATGCCATATTCCAGGCCATGGCATACGTAAGCGCACTAAACGTCGCAACAATAAACAGAATACCAAGCCGCCTTATGGCCGGTCTTGTTTCAATAATGGGTTTTCAGCGCCAAGAATCTATTCCAGCGGAAATGGATGTTGAAATCACTTTGTCAACTTATGATGGTGGAACAATCCCGGCGGGAACAGTTTTTGCGTATGAATCCCTATTTGAGGACGAAGTTCAACAATTTGCGTTTCAAACAACGGAAGCGATAGAAGTTCCTGAAACAGACTTTGAGGTTTCTACAGATTATCCTTCAGAAATCGTAACCGTCACCTGCCTGGAACCAGGAGTAATACCACCGATAGGCGAAGGTGTGGAACTATCAATAGTCTCCTCTGGAACTGACATATTTTCTGTTATTACAGCGTCGCCAATAAACTTTGCAAATGGCATAAATGAAGACCTAGATGCAGAATATTTATCGAAAGCTACAACGTACCTTCGCTCTCTTTCTTCTTCTCTGACGACATCGTCGCAGATGGATTCATATCTTGTATCTGCTTATCCAAATATTATTAGTAGAGCAAAAACATACGACCTAACAAATGGTGATGATGCTGGCGGCGACATATCGGTACCCAGAACCGCTGGAATTGTGAACACTTACCTTGTAGACAACTTAGCTACGATACAAACAAACGCACCCCATCTGTTTGTAACTGGTGATGTCGTTGACATTCAAATATTCAATAACGCAGCTAGTGCCACATTTAATGGTGAATATGAAATTACTGGCACTGGAGAAACAACATTCAGTTTTTCCCGTGTTGCAACAAACTCTGGGAGCACAACGGTAAGCGGCTCAGCTTATGCAGGACAGGATATTTCTGGCTATGTTTCTATCTTTCTTTATGGAATCAACAATCTTGTAAACACCCTTGAAAAAGCAGACATTCTTGAAGACATAAGAAATAAATCTGTAGCCGGATTGTCCTTTGAAATACTTGACCCAGACCTTCTTTTGCTTACCTTGGATGGTGCAGTAACAATTAGTAGTCAATACAACGCCGAAGCGGTACAGGCGGCGATAGAAAATGCACTTCTTGAGTACATTAGCCCAGAAAATTTTCCCTACACACAAGACAGAATACGCACTAGTCAGTTAATATCAATCATAAGCGCCATCCCCGGTGTTGTTTATGTTCAGTCATTGTCTATAACGCCGGTTGGCCCTGGGTGGCTTCCACGACAGTCGGTTACAGGCTCCTTTGGTCCGGACGTGCTTTTCTTAAACAAGGGAGCTCTTCCGATACTCGGCCTTGACGATATAAACATCACCTACTCTGTAGCCGACACGGGGTATTTATAAATGACAACATTTAACCTTCTTCCCTACAACGATGCCTTACTGCGGACCAACGAGAAAAATAACACAGTAACAATCGGCGCATACTCAACGAATTGGACATCTTCTCCAAACAGTCAAATGATAGTAACAGCGAATAATTTTGCTGTAGATACACGTTATGTTTTAGCTATTTCGCCACGAGACACTTCAGCAGTGACACTTACTCTTGAAAACGTTCCTTTATACGTTAGAGACAACGGGAGAGTGCTTTCTTTTAACTTAAAGATAAGAGCTAATTCAACCTTTGACGTTTCATCTAGTCTTTTTATAGATGGAGATAATTCAGGGATAACCCCACATCAACAAACATTTTCAAGCGGACAGTACAATGCGGTACAGACAAATAGAGTAGTAGTCCCAGACGATGATGAGCCGCATACGGCGACCATATCTTTGGTGATAACAAATCATCAGGCATCAACAATATTCGTCACAAACCCTCATCTGATACATGACCTAGAGTTTCACGCAAATAAATTTGTCGGAATGATGCGGAACTATTTTCCTGATTTTTATTGGGAGCTAGATTCCTCTAATGAATATCCAACCAATCCCTTTTTTAGATTAGTTGATATTTTAAGCTCAGCGGCTGGCGCAGTAAACGCAGAATTTGACGCAATGTATCCAGCAGAAAATGCCCAACTACCAACTCCTGGGATTCAGACAGAATACTGGGCGCAAAGCAATCTTGTGTCCCCTGCCGCAGTCAAGGAAGAATATATACCGTGGTTGTCTCAGTTCACCGGTTCTCTCATTAGAAGAAACTTTGAATATGGGGACGGAGACGTCTACTTTAATAACGCAGCACTCGTGCGCGACTTTACCGAATGGCAACTTAGGTCAAGCCATTACGGAAGAGCAGCAGGAACACGTGAGGCAATGATTGAAGCTGTTCAGCAGGTTTTAGTCAGAACAAAAGACGGTGAGTCTTCCACGAAGTCTGTTGCTCTTGCCCCCAGGTATTTGGGCGACCCTTTTACAATTAGAATTCAAACACTCACAAACGAGACAATTGATGCCTCGGATGGGGAAACATCCGCCCTTGTTCTCAAGGCCGTGGAGCCAGCGAAGCCGCTTGGCTACAAGGTTGTGCACTCAACTGTTGACGAGTTCTACTTCACCTGGGACGACCCGTCTCTTGGTGTTTTGGACAACCTCCGTTGGGGATAATGATAAAATGATTTTAATAAATAGGAGCAAATAATGGCTGGTACAGGAACAAGGCTTTTTCTATCGGGTGAAGTAGCCTACGCAAGCGATATAAACACGTATTTAATGGACCAAGTTATCGCGAAGTTTGCAGACGAAGAAGAGCGAACTTTAGCATTTGGTGATGGGTATGGAATAACTCAGATAAACCCCGAGACAGGACTTCCCGGCACAGGTAAACCAAAACTATTGCCAGGACAGTTTAGTTATCTATTAGACACAAATGACGTCCAGTACTATAACGGAAGCATTTGGCAGTCTTCAGACCAGTTTTCTATTGGTGACGGCACTGTTGATACGCCAAAACTTGCGCCATCACTGACCCTAACAACCCCAAACATAGGAGTAGCAACAGCTACTTCTGTAAACAAGGTAACCGTCACTCAGCCAGCAACTGGAGCGACGCTAACCCTTGCTGATGGCTCTACTCTTCAAGTTACTGGAGCTTTCCCGATAAACATAAACGCCAGTGCAAGCACTTCGGTGACTCTTCCGGTATCTGGAACGCTTTCGACCCTTGCTGGTGGAGAAACCCTCACGAACAAGACACTAACTAGCCCAGTGGTTACTAGCCCGGCAGTGACGAGCCCAACAGTTTCTGGTCTTTATCTTTCCGACTCAAGCATTGTTTTTGAGGGTTCCTCGGCCGATGATTTTGAAACAACGCTTACGGTAGTCAACCCAACATCTGATAGAACTATTACCATTCCAAACATAAGTGGAACATTAGTAACAACTGGAGATACTTCTTCGGTCTCAAATACCATGATTAACTATTCATCGGTTCCTCAACAAACTGTTAGTACGGGAAACCCAACCGGCGGAAAGCAACATGACATCTGGATAAAGGTGTCGGCGTAAGACATGCCAAACGTTGGTTCTAATGATTTCAAGGCCGCTAGGGGTGCGAACGATTTTGTATCGGGAATACCCCTAGGCAAAGATGGCACCACTGGTGGACCAAACAATGACGGCTGGAAGTACGGAATAGCGGTTTATGCTCATAACGGTACGGACTGGGTTGAAGTGTGGAACGCCAGACCGCAGATGGTTTCTTCTACTATTGCTGCAACTAGCGCAACGGTACTTTCTTTTACAGGAACAGCGGACCCTAACAACTTCCTGACGACAGCATCGTTTGAATTGCGTGAAGTGGGAGGAAGCTACACGACTAGCAATACGACAACTTCTGGTCTTGGAAACAACATAGATGGCGCTGTTGGCTACGAAGTTACAGCCACGGTTGCGGATACTTACAAAAACTGGGAAGTTCGCGCCAAAGGAGTAAATACAGCAGGAACAGATTATGGTTCAGTGCTCACCCTTGACTGCCGTAACCCGACAGGCTTTGCCACCTATACGGACGGCACTGCCTATTATGACGGCGGGGAGTGTAAGACAAGACGTCTAAAGAAAGACCGCACATACACAAAAACTGGTTGTTTTGCATATTTCGTGGCTGCCGGCGCGCAGAACGACGCTGCAGATACTTGCGCCAGCTACACGGCAGCATGCTACGAAAATGGAGTTGCCTACTCGAACACAACAAACGCATGCGGCAGTTGTGGATACTTCACAACAAGCGGAACAACATATGCGCGCAAAGCCTCAGTTGTAGGCCCATGCGAC